AATTTTCATTTCTCCGTTGATTTCAAGAATGTGTGATGTTGGGGTTCTTCCTATACCAACCCGTCCACTTGAATCAATGCGCATACGTTCGGCGTTGTTTGTTGTCACTGTAAACGTGTCATTTGCGGGAAAACCGAAAAACGTGTTTGTGTCGCCTGAATGATAAATGTAGCTTGCGGCGTTGATGCCGCTTTCAAAATATGCAGTTGATACCGCGCGAAACGTTCCGTTGACGTCCAATTTGTATGTCGTTGGACTTGATTGACCAATTCCAACATTTCCCCCCGTCCCTAAATAAACGACTGAAGAATTCCCAATCCCGTCGGTGATTAGTTTATAAGTTCCCCCAAGGGCGTCATTGTCGGTTGTTTTCAATAACCCGTCGTAAGTATCTTTGATTTTTGTGTTCGTAAGTGAAGCCATATTTTTATTTTTTTAGTGCGAATTCCATTGATTCGCCGCTTTATTCCATTCCTTTGACATTCGATTCCAAAAGTACAACCCGGCTTGAATTAAAAACCGAACCGCCGCTTTTGCTAAACCATTTCCATTTCCCAACATATCAACGCAAATAAGCAATTATTTTTCCCGAATCAACTGTTATGTCGGTAAAATCACCATATATCACCATGCCGGTCAATAGTTCTAAATCCGTTGCGCCTGAATCACCGCCCGACGTGGTTGAAGTGAAATCAACCGTTGCGTCCTCAAGGGGCGAAATCGCGCAAAAGTGTTCACCGGAAACGCTTGTTTCGGCTTCACTTAATATGCGGAAACCAAAATCCCCAAAAGAAACTTTTTGAAAAATAGGTGTGTATTTTAGTTCATTTGCCATGATTCCGTAATTTTTAACAAAAATACGAAATTAGAATTTGAACTTTTTTTATTTGTGACGGTTGTTTCCCATGACTTTTTCAATGCCACGACTTCCAAAATATGCGCCGACAATAAGTGACAAAACCCCTTGGATTGAATCAAGTTGGTATTCCATAAACCAACCCGAAACATATGCAACCGAAAAAAAGACAAGTGTCAAGGGTCGAACGTTTTTTGTCAGCCAAGTTCCCGTTGCTGACATGTCGGATTGCCAACGCTTTGTGACTTCTTGCATTTCAACCAAATCCATTTCCAACATTTTAAGTGCCGTTTCTTTGTCCGGTTGTGGAATTGTTTCGTCTTTTTCAATTAAACGTTTGACAATCCCCAAAACGCCCGAATCCGGCAATACGTCGTCAAGTCCCGAACCAATGGTTGAACCGATTTGATTTAAAAATTTTCCAACTTTCGTTTCCTTGAAAGACTTTTTTTTAGACATTGTGTGCGGCTTTTTGGGTTGTTATATGTTTGTATTCTTCAACGGCGTCAAAACTTGGACACGCCTTTGTTGAAAAATTGTTGTGTCCATATATTCCCGCATGCGGAAACAATCCCTTCAGTTGCCAAAGTAGTTCTTCAAGTGCCAAACATTGTTCAGGCGTTCGGGTGTCAATCCAATTTTTCATTTCCTTGTCCATTCCGCCAACGTAACAAATGCCAATTGAATGACGGTTTTTTCCTTTGCAATGCGCACCAATTTTTTCAATGGGTCGCCCGTCTTCAATGCAGCCGTCAAGTCCAATGACAAAATGATATCCAATGTCAGAGAACCCCCGTTGCAAATGCCAACTTCTTATTTCGTCAACACTTGTTTCACGTCCGGCGGGTGTTGCCGTACAATGAACAATGATTTGGTCAATTCTTCTCATATTTGAAACACGCGGTTTGACAGTTCCATAATTGAACGAAAATAAGTTTTGTCAATCATGTCGTCTTCAACATACGATATTGATTCGATTTCCGAAGTGTATATTTTGAAACCATTTGAACCAAGGTCAACATAACCGCCCGAACGTGTGCGCACGATTTGCGCAATTTTGTCGGTTATTATATTGCAATCAAGTTCGCCCCCGGTGTCGGAATCAAAACGCGTATTGACTTCAATTCGTGTAATGACTTCAGTATTGAATGAATCACGATTGTTGTCAATTTCGTTTGTTTCAAGTGAATAAATACGAATGTAAGGAAACGACGCATTTGAAGGGACGCGCCCGTAAACCGGAACGTCAACCGAATCCAATTGAACATTCCCGTCAAGGGCGTCAAGGATTCCTTTGCGGACAAAACGAATTGGGTCTTTCATTTGACAATGTTTTTAATTTTACGATTCATGTTTGACAACATTTCGTGTAATGCTTGGCGCGCTGAATTATACAAATAAGGACGCGCCGGCAAATTGACTTCCTTGATTCCTTTGCCTTTGAATTGCGCCGCATACGATTGCGGAATTCCAAGTTCGTCAAGTTCGGACAAATCAACATTTCGCCCCGTTCCAAATTCAACATAAGGCGCATAATTCGCCTTTGCTTCAACAACGGCTTGGTCACCTTCACGTCGCCCACTGATTGACTTCATCAAATGGTTGTTGTCTTTCGGGACACGTTCTTTTGCAAGTCGTGTTGTTGTTGTCCCCCAAATACCAACTTCGGTTGACAACTCTTGTTTTGAAAGTTTGAACAAACTTTTCATTTTTGATTCAAGTTCCTTCAAATCAATGGGGTCAACATATACGCGGGTGTATTGGAATTTTGCCATTATATTTCAGTCGCTTTGATTGTTGTGAAAAAGTCTTCAACCGAATCAATTCGGTCGTTGATTCTCATTTTTTCGCTTGCACCGTCAAATTGCAAAATGTCCGAATCCAAAATTTGGTCGGCGGTCTTTTTCCTGAATTGCAATTCAATTTCAAGTTTACGTTGCCGCAATCCGCCTTCTTGTTCGATTTCCCCGCGTTTCTCGACTTGTTTGCACCAAACCGTCGCAATGGTTGATTCGGTTGATGTAAACCCCCCGAAACCGTCCGCGGTCTTTGCAAGGCGCAAAATCTTAATTCGCGAATTGAAATCACCGCTTTGCATTATACAAACATTTGTTTATATGAAGACAAAATTGACTTCACGTTTGTTGGAATTTCATTCAATATGCGTCCGCCTTCGACAAAGTCAGCACGATTGTCATAATAAGTTGAAACCATTTGAAGTAATGCTTGTTTGATTAAATCGTCCGACAATCCCGCCGTTGTGTAAGTGATTAAAACTTCTTTTGCATAGGGCGTATTCGAACCGGACAAAACTTGATTCACACCGCTTGTCAAAACGATTTGTTCTTTGTTCAATCCTTTTTCTTGATATTCAGCAGCCGAACCCTGAACGGTCACGCTTGCAATTGTCGCAACGGGCGCAAAAGGAATTTGAATAAACCCTTCAACAACGTCCAAATAATACTTTCGTTGTTTTGCAACAATGTCGCGCGAAATGTAGTTTTCACACCAAATGCGCGCTTGGACAATCATGCGGTCAATCAACGTGTCGTCAGCGGTCGTGTCAATACGAACGTAGTCTTTGACGTCTGAAGTTGTAATCAATTCCGAACCGGTTGTTGATCCGATTTCAATTTGTCGCATTATTCTTCAATTTTGGGTTCTTCTTTTTTCGCCTTTTTTGCCTTGGGTTTGGGTTCTTCTTTGTGTTCTTCGCAGTAACCTTTTGAAACCCATTCATGCCCGGTGATTGCGCCAACGGTGTAAACTTCACCGACTTCAAACAAGTTTGAACCATGCTTGATGCGCTTTGTCATTTTTACTTTCATGATTAATGATTTTATTTAACAAAAATACAAAAAAAAACGCCGAACAAATTCGACGCTTTTTCCTAATGAAACAATGAAAAAATCCTACTGATTGAAGAATGGTGCAAAGTTATTAAAAAAATTCGAATACTTTCCGCCCTGAATAAACCTGAAGGCGCGTTGTTCTTCATTTGGAATAATAAAAAAACCGTCAAAAACATAAATTGCAAAAATGTCAACTAAATCTTTTGTATAAAAATTTCCGCTTTGATGCATTGAAACATGAACGCCCTTTTTGTCTTCAGATTGATTTCGGTCATTTGCGTTTTTGATTTGGACTTTTGAAAGACGCCCTTCATGTCCAACAATACAATCGTATCTTGACGAATCAAGCAAAGGCATTGAAACATTCAAACCGCATTCCATTGCGGCGGTTGCAAATTTATATTCAGCGAAACAACCCTTTTGATTGGTGTTCATTTGTTTTTGTTGGTTGTAACTAAATTACAAAAAAAACCCGCTGAATAATCAACGGGTTTTCAACATGAAACATAGTAATAAAAAAACCAAAATTAAAAATCCGACTTTTGCCGAATGCGGTGTTCAAGGTCTTCAATTTTTTTTGAAACCCTTGACAAAAATATCTTGTCATGTACGGTCATGAAATCCGATTTGGATTCCAATTCCTTCAACTGTTCTTTTATTTGCTGAATAAGTGTCATAATACAATCGTGTCAAACCAAGCGGCGAACGCAAGGAATCCAACAATCAACGCGCCAACACCAATTGTGAAAACGCCGACGCAAATCATTTGTTCAAATTTTTTCATTCTTCAAAAATTATATTTGTTTCGACAATTCCAAGTTTCACAAGTTTGTTGAAT